GGAGAGCTATATATGACAATACAAGTGTCACCTGGGATTGTGGTCAATGAAGTTGACTTGACCACAATTGTACCGTCCGTTGCGGTATCTGTTGGTGCAATTGCTGGACCATTTAATTGGGGACCAGTAAATGAAATTGTTACTATTTCAAACGAAGTTGAGTTAGTCAATCGTTTTGGTGAACCGGATACTGATGTCGCAGAATATTGGTTCTCTGCATCAAACTTTTTGGCCTATTCAAACAATCTTAAGGTTGTTCGTGCAGCCAATACCACTAGCACATTAAATGCCACCTCTGCCGGTGGTGGTGTATTAATCGAAAATGAATATGATTATGAATATAATCATTCTACTGGCGCTAATACTTATGGTGTATTTGCGGCCAAGTATCCGGGCGATAAAGGAAATACATTACGTGTAGAATTGGCCGATGCCAATACGTTTAGTGGTTGGACTTATTCTGGTTATTTTACAGACACTCCTGCTACTTCTGATTATGTCAGTGGTCGTGGTGGTGCCAATGACGAAATTCATGTGGTTGTTATTGATACTCTTGGTAATTTCTCTTCTTCTGCCAATACGGTACTAGAAAGATTTTCGTTTGTATCTAAGGCTTCTGATGCTCAAAGTTTTGATGGATCTTCCAATTATTACAAGAACGTCATTAATACTAAATCCAAATATATTTGGTGGTTGTCTCATCCTACTGACGGAACTAATTGGGGCAATACTTCTGCCAATACTACCTTTACTCAATTATCAACTTTATACACATCACAATTAGCCTCTGGTGCTGATGGTACTATGTCAGATGCCGATGTTATTTTTGCATTTGATGTAATGGGAGATGTTGATTCTACTGATATTTCATTAATCATTTCTGGTCCTGCTACTACCACTATAGCAACCCATCTTGTTTCTAATATTGCTGAAGTAAGAAAAGATTGTGTGGTCTTTATTTCACCAGAAAAAGCCGATGTGGTTAATAATGTTGGTTCAGAAGAAACGGATACTCTAACATTTAGAAACACTCTGTCATCTACGTCTTATGGTGTTATGGATTGCAACTGGAAGTATCAATACGACAAATATAATGACGTATATCGGTGGATACCGTTAAATGGTGATATTGCTGGTTTGTGTGCTCGAACTGATTATACTAATGATCCTTGGTTCTCACCTGCTGGTTTAAATCGTGGCAATATTAAAAATGTTATTAAATTGGCCTGGAATCCTACTAAGGCCAATCGAGATAATTTGTATCTAAAAGGTATTAATCCAGTGGTATCCTTCCCCGGAGAAGGTACTATTTTATATGGTGATAAGACATTACTAGCCAGACCATCGGCATTTGATCGTATTAATGTTCGTCGATTGTTTATTGTATTAGAAAAGTCGGTTGCCAAGGCCGCTCGCTCAACGTTATTTGAATTCAATGATCAATTTACTCGTGCTCAATTTATTAATTTAGTAGAGCCTTATTTACGTGATGTAAAGGGTCGTCGTGGAATTTATGATTTCCGTGTTGTGTGTGATACAACTAATAATACACCAGAAATCATTGATCGCAATGAATTTGTGGGTGATATTTATTTGAAGCCCGCTCGTAGTATTAATTATATTCAATTGAATTTTATTGCTACTAGAACGGGTGTTTCCTTTGATGAAATCATTGGAATTTATAGGCCCTAATTAATAAGTGTTAATATAAAGTTCCAGAGGTAATTATTTATCTTTGGAACTTTTGTATATAAATACTATAAATATTAAATCTTCTCGGGAGAAGTATTAAAAATGCCTTTTTCAATTAATCAATTTAGATCACAAATGATTGGGGATGGAGCGCGTCCTAATTTATTTGAAGTTACTATGCCATTTCCGGCATTTTCATTACCAGAAAATGCCCAAGAAAAACTTACTTTTATGTGTAAATCTGCTCAATTACCAGGATCTACTATTGGTGTTGTTCCATTACAATATTTTGGTCGTGAATTGAAGTTTGCTGGTAATCGTGTATTTACTGATTGGTTGGTAACTGTTATTAATGATGAAGATTTTGTGGTACGCAATGCCATGGAACGTTGGTTACAAAATATCAATAGTCATACAACCAATTTACGTAATCCCGTTGCATTATCGCCATCTAGTTATACGGTTG